ATTAGAAAAACACAAGAAGAGTTAGACAATTTAACCGAATACAACTTAGACGAAATAAAAAATGTTAAGTTTACCTATGAAACACTTACCGCTCTAGTAGATAAATTTAAAGATCAAGGTATTAAAGAAATAATGTTTGGCGCTAGAAATGATGAAGATGTTAAAAGAAATATAGAGTTTATTAAAGAATACAATTATGGTAAAGGAAAAAAATAATGAAAGATATTATACTATCAACACTAACAGGTTTTGGATGCGGAATAGTGTTTGCTGCATTCAAATTGCCAGTACCAGCACCACCAGTTTTTGCGGGAGTCGCAGGAATTATTGGTCTATGGATTGGCTTTACAGTACTAACAAACGCAATATCCTAGGAGGAATAAAATGACACATCACAACGAAACAAACTCACAGATCAAGGCAGTACTCGCATCATACGGACGATCAGTCCTCGGTGCAGCAATTGCTCTTTATGCTTCAGGCGTAACTGATCCAAAGACACTTGCTTATTCATTGCTTGGTGCAATTGTGCCAGTGGCTTTGAGAGCAGTCAACCCTAACGACAAGGCATTCGGTAAGTTGCCTTCAGTTGAAGAGGTAGATGTAGCAGTAAAGACTGCTAAGGTTGTTAAGAAGACAGCAAAGAAGGCTCCTGCAAAGAAGGCAGCAGCAAAGAAGTAATTCTTTAGATTGGCAGGCTAGAGTATTTGACTAGCCTGTTTTTCTATGCTATAATATTTATACCTGCCCTAACGGGGGGTAAATTAACTTATTCGCTTGAAAGGGGAATAACATGGTAAAAACAGCACTGGATCTTTTTAATGATCCATTTTTTAACACCTTCTCAAATCTACAGAAGGTAACAACAACAACAAACTATCCACCTTATAACCAGGTAAAGTTAAATGAAAAAGAGTATATTCTTTCATTTGCTTTGGCTGGTTTTTCTAAGGATGATGTTTCAGTATCGCTAGACAATCGCAAACTTACAATTAAGGGCGAGAAGCAGGATTCTGAATTGCCAGAGGGTGCAGAGTATCTACATAAGGGCATTGCTGCTCGCAAGTTCACTGATATCTTTACTCTTCCTGAGTTTGTCGAAGTTGTTGGGGCTGAATTCAAGGACGGTATCTTGGATATCAGACTTGAAAAGCAGATCCCAGAAGACAAACTACCCAAAACTATTGAAATTCAATAGTATAATGGATAACATTCCGCTATAAGACTTAATAGGTTTTACAACGGATGCTCCTATGAGTGGAGAGTTGGCAGGAGTTGAATCTTCTTGGCCAATAGACCTGAGCAGTCGTCTATAAACTGCTCATTTATTATGAATTTCTTTTAATATATATTTCGTGAAATCCGAGTTCATGTAAGACTATAGCATCAACAGACCAGTTTTTATTAAAATGTAAAAATTCATTTACACTTTGATATATTCCTATGTGCACATCATAATGGACAGCATCGTAATTCATATAAGAAGTAAAACCAACAACTCCATTAATGTTAACTATTTTAGAACAATGTTTTAGAATATTTCTAATTAGAAGTCTATCTGTTTCGGCATCAAAAAGTATTAGATCATATTTTTTATCTAGGGTAAAAAATTCTTTTTTCATATCTCCCTTTATAACGTTTACATTGGGATGATAGGCAAATTTATTTTTTATGTATTGCTCATGGGTTATTGAACTATCTTCTGGAGCCGATCCACCTGGTTCTCTAGTACCCTGAGCATTATTGTACAAATCTAATAGGTCTGCACTTTTAGCACTTGTTGTATCTATAAACATTTTAGCAGACCAGCCGTAGCCAACGCCAACCTCTAGATATGATATGTTCTTATTTAAGGTTTTTGCGTATTCATATTTTGAATTAAATAGTTTTGCATTATTTAATTGGGTTTGAGATATAGAAAATGCTTTTTCCATCTCGTGATCTTCGTACCTAGTTTGTTCGTCATACCCAATGGGATCTCTTATTTGTTTTCCTTTATTCCAGTTATTAATTTGTGAGTTTTCCATATACACAAGTATACCACTACCCTCATATAATCTAGTAGTACAATAGATATGTCCCACACAGGACCTTAGTGATGGATTAGTTACCCATTGGATAGAGACCGTGGCGCAAGTCAGGTGAATTGCTTGTGTGGGACCTAATATTGTGGGGTATAATAATAACAATGACTGACAAAGAGTTAGACAATTATAATAAGCAGCAGTATAAGAAGATGCTTGCTAAGATAAAAGAAGATTCTGGCTGTGTAGATTGTGGTGTTGGTAATCACATAATCTTAGACTTTGACCACATAAGGGACAAAAAATACAATGTATCAAGAATGATACATGATGGTTTTTCATGGAAGTCTATCAAGAAAGAGATTGAGAAGTGCGAAGTAGTCTGTGCCAATTGTCACAGGATAAGAACTCATCGTCGCTTAAATAACTGAAAGTATGCTATAATTTTATATGACAAAAATTACAAAAGAAAATCTAATAAATGCCAAGAAAGAGAAAAAACTTTTTGTAGTAAAGGATTTTTGTAAAGATTTTCCTTTATGGAAAGATGTAGATACTTTTTATGATCTTGCAAAAGAAAGTAAAACAGTAGACTACAACTCTATTGGAACTTTTGTAATTGAGCAAGATCCAAGAGTCTTTGATTATTACAAAAAAGCAATATCAGACATTTCTTTATTTTACAAAGGACGTATTCTGTTTTCAATGATGATAGTTCATTTTATAAATAGAAACGATAATAGGATGATAGATAAAAACTTGGAAAACCTTTTTTCAAAATTTGTTATAGATAATTCTAAAAAAATTCCAGAAGAACTTACGATTAAAGACGACGGGGTAGATGGGTGGCCTACTGAATGGTGGGATCCAACAGTGCATTCAGATGCAGAAGATAGATTCTTTATTCAGGGCAGCGGAGAAAGCCTGTGGAAGATTTTTCATGACAATAAAGAACTAAACTACGAAGTGTTATTAAGTCCTGGTGATATGGCATACATACCAAAAGGCGTAATTCATAGTGTTGAATCAATGTGCCCAAGGCACTCGGTAAGCATAGCCTTCTCTGACGACCCAGAGATTCTTAGGGCATAGTTTAGGTCATGGTATAATTATTATATGTTAAAAGAAGGCGATTTTGCAATGACGGCCCATGGATCTGATGAAGAGGTCCATATTGGTCAGGTGGTACATGTAATGACAGAGGGCATGCTTGGTGTTCCAGGAGGAGAGTATTCTCTTGAAGCAACTGCAGAAAACCCAGCAGTACTTATTCAATTATTTGAGCAAGAAGAAAACGGATACTGGGAAGCAACCAACCTATACACAGGATGCATGATGTCATTAATGGTTGCGATTGATCCGCTTCCACAAGAACCAGAAGATTCAGAAGTTGCTATGGCAATGTATGATGCATCAATTGGTAAGTCAGAGTGTTGTCCAGAAGATATTGCTAAGCAAGCACCTTGCTGGGATGGCTACGTACAGCGTGGAATGAAGCCAGGAGATAATGGCAAGCCAGTTCCTAACTGTGTGCCTGCTGCAAAAGCAGATGACCTATGGGAAGATGATGATACAGTTGAATACGAAACAGATTCGGTATCAAAGGCAGAAGGATACTCACCACCAGCAGGAGCAAGATCCGCTGCTCGAAGAGCAATTAAGTTTAAGGAAGATGGAAAGGCCAAGGGTGCAGGAACTGCAGTTGGCTGGACTCGTGCAGGGCAGTTAGCAAGAGGTGAAACTTTATCTCTTAGCACTGTTAAGAGAATGTACTCATACTTCTCACGCCATGAAGTAGACAAGAAGGGTAAGGACTGGGGCAACTCAGCAAATCCTTCTAACGGATATATCATGTGGTTAGCATGGGGTGGAGACGCAGGCTTCTCTTGGTCAAGAGGAATTGTTAATCGTGAAAAGGATAAGGCATTGTTTGCTGATTTTGGCAAGGACTATACAAAAGCACAAACAGAAAGACACTCACTGTAATGCCAAAGAAAAAAGCAACAGCATTTAATCCTGTTCAGATTAAAGATGGATGGATTGTTAGATTATATAAAGATGGTCGAATTAAGTCCAAGATCCAACCATATGAACCAAAACATCCTAAAAAATATAGTTAGTCTGGAAGTTTATACATATAGACCATCATTAACTTCATAAAATGTTTTGTTAATCCAGGATGAAATCTATCAAAAAAATGTAAGAATTTTTCATCAGTTTGACATGAATGGATAAGTTTTATAATAAAAGTTTTGTTTACTATAAAAAACCACTCGTCTACATGCTTAATAAAAAGATCAAAACAGTTTTCTGAAGCCTTATCCTTTAGTGGAGTATTATGTAAAACTAAATTAACAAGAGTCTGCATTAAATTAGTTGCTTCTTCAGACATTAATACCCAGTCATCTTTAGAAAAATTAGATAGACTTTCTTTGCACTGAATAACTTGTTTGTCGTTTGGATAAAAATCCATCCATCCACGCCATAGTTCGTTACAGTTTACTTTTTCCATAAAACAATTATACACTACAAACATGTAGCACCCCTGGCAAGAATCGAACTTGCGACGCATGGCTTAGAAGTCCATCGTTCTGTCCACTGAACTACAGAGGTAAGGTGGAGCGGATGATCAGAATCGAACTGACC